CCACCCCGCCGTACCGTCGTGCTATTTCCTTGGTGGCACGGGTTGTAAGAATCAGTTCATATTCCGTGCCGCCGATATTTATATTTGCACTCCGTTCGTTATCCATATTTCAGTACCTCCTTATGGTGCCACTGTGAAAACAGGCTCGTACACTTCTGTAAACCAGCCGGTGATTGTTGAACCCGAAACACCTGTGTCACCGTCGTTTACTTCTGCCTTCCAGGGGTGCTTGCCCTGACCGTCAAGTTTGTTTCTTCTTATAACAGTGCCCTCAATGGTTGGCGTGGAGAAAGTGATGCTGTCTCCTTTGGTGGCAAGATTTGTTGTGGGGATACCGAACTTCACACGGTAAAGCCAAAAATAGCGATACTTTCCATTAGGCTTCTTTGCCCGAAATCCAATCGCTACCGGTGCGCCGCTATCCTCGCTTGCTGAAATCAAGACTTTGTTGTCATCAATAGTCGCGCCGGTTAAGTCTCCCGCGGCTGCAGCGCCAATATCATCCACGCCAAGAGCGAGAGTTCCACTTTGAAATTCCTTAATTACCTCAGCTGCACCGTCATCTGCATAAAGTGTCGCCTCAGCAAGTTCAACCGACAGTTCTGCACTGATTGCTTTTGCCAGCGGGATGGGAGTGCCGTAAGTTTCATCGCCTGCGGCATCCTCAGTGATTTTTGCATAATATAACTTATCAAGACCAATTGTAGCCATAATCTATTCCTCCGTTTTATATTCATATGATTTCGCCACATCTATGGCGTAGTGGTGGTAGCCGGTATCACTTTCATAACCGATGTACCGGCGGTCTGTTATAGTAAATTCCGCTCCAAGGAGAGCGGAGGTAATCTGGTTCTTTCGTTTGATATAATTGCCTTTGGAGTAAAAAGATATCCGTACCTCCGGCGCATCAATAAGCGGTGTGTTGTCGCAAAACAGGGCAAAAGTTTCTGCCATAGGTGTAAGAACAAGGTATTCATCAGGTGGAACATTGCTAAAAGTGCCAGTTTCCACCGGCAGGAGAGGAGAGAGGAGTGTATTTAGTTCCTGCAAGATGCTCATATACGCCCCACCTCCTCGTCAAACTTATCTTTCATTGCCTGTATAGCGGCAGTTTTAGTCTGGGACTTGGCGGGCTTCATAAAAGGTTTTGGCGGCTGGCCATGTTTACCGTATTCCAAAACCCCTGCAATCATGGCATTACTTTTACCGCCTGAGCGGGGTTCTGAAAACCCCACTTTAATATTAAAGTTCCCATTCCTATCCTGCCTTGCAGAAGATACACCAAGGGATGAAACAAGCTCGCCTGTGGAGCGACTTTCCACTTTTGTACCTTTGCCAATAACAGATGAGAGGTTACTTTTTGCCTTGGCAAGTACAACCTCACCGCCGGCCTCCAGGACCTTAGGCAGGATTTCATCTGTTCTTTCAGCAAGCCTAGATAGCTTTAGAAGAAACTCCTCCGGCATTTTAATTTCACTTTTTGCCATCATCTCACCGACCCTTCAATCTTTTCAGCCAAGACCTCCACATACATTCCGCGCCCTTTTACGTTCTCGACACTGACAATGTTATACCTGCCATCTGAATCTGAAATGAAATGAGAGGTTGAAAGAGTAAACGCCGGAACGCTACGAAAACGGAAAATAGTATTTACACTTGAAAAAGCTGCGCTCCCAACAATCCGCTCCCATTTGGCAGTGGTATTTCTGACTTCCTTGTATGCCCTTAGCGATGCAAGTATCTGATCACCCCTGGTGACAAAGCCTTCCGCATCCCTTATGGATTCAGCCCCGATAATGTCAATAAAGGTATTCATTTTTCCATAGCTCATAATTACACCTTCCAATCCCGGTCAAGTTTAAGAAGAAGGTTGACCGTGTTCCATACCTGCTGTCCGGCCTGAACGTTGTCGGCAAAAAAGCCGCCGGTGCTGCCGTCCCGGCTCTCATAAAAATGGGACGACAGCATAATGACGGCCTGCTCTGTGGTAGGCGGCATAGGATGGTCTTTGTAGTATTTCTCAGGAAGGTGCTGATAGCTTTCGGCATAACTTACAGCAGCGGCGATGAGCCTAAGAAGCAGGGCATCATCTTCACCGTGCAAAAGTATCAGATTTTCTTTCACTTTGGGCAGTAAATCCTCCGGTGTCATAGCCGCTCACCTCCATTATTCGTCTGCTGCCATTAATCCTGCAGCTTTGAGCTTTGTTAGCAGAGCATTAAAATCGGTGAGAAGTGTAGAAACATCCTCGGCTGTACTTGCAGTTTGATTTGCTGCAATAGGAATTTCTTTTGCAACAGGATAAGTCGGTACATAAAGCTTACCGTCGCTACCAATCTTCGCTGGGACTGTTTCTGATTCAGTTTTAGCAGCTGCTTTGATTCCACCAAGAGTAGTTTCAGTTGCAAGAGAAATTTGAGAAGAAGGAAGCCCCGTTACCAAGGCTCCCTCCTTAATTTCAAGCGTTCCACCGATTATGGTTTTCTCACCGCCCTGTTCGGTGTAGTTTTTCGTGTTATAACTCATACTGCACCTCCGTTAAGCCTTCTGCTGGAGCACCTTGATAGCCTCCGGCAGAATGAGTTTGCCGTCAACACGCTGGGTGGCCATAAAGCCGACCTGACCTGTAGTAGCAAAAAGCTCGTTCAAACGTTTGAAGGAGCGCCCCTGTCTATCTGCGATCCAGTAATACTTGAAATCGCCGAAAGCGATGGTCTTCGCACCGGCTTCAATTGCCGGTACATATGCCGAGGTGTAGACGGGGCGGTTTAGGATGGTATCGGGGGTACCCGCAGTCAAAGAAGGCTGCCACAGATATTGACCCTGACCGTCCTTCAGCTTACGAATCGCCTTAACCGTGGAGTCGTTCATCACGAACACAGCCTTTTTGCGGTAAGGAGATTTCAAGGAATAGAACAGGTCGATAACTTCATCAACAGTTATTGCGGTAGCGCCTGCGGTAGTGACTCCAAGTTGTGCGCCACCTGTTGCAGCGAAAATACCTGTAGGCTTACCGGAACCGTCGCCCACAAAGAAGGCTTCTTCTTCCTTAGATCCGATACGGCGGGCAAATTCAGTACTGATATAGCTCGGTAGATCAAAGACTGAATCATTAAGCAGTTCATCAGACACCTTAATGAAGGTACCAAGTTTGTATGCTCCGATAGAGGTTTGACCGAAAACCTCATCGGTATCGGGATAGAGTTCCTCTTCGTCCAGCCATGAGGCTGTACCGTGTGTAGTGACTACCGGAATTTTGCGGTCGCCGCTGGAGGTCTGAATGATTTTTGCCAGCTTACGGAATATATTTTCTTCCTCCAAAGACTGTACGAGTGTACGTTCAAACTCATCCGGTACAAGGTAGCCGCCCTCGCTGTCTTCTCCGACTTCCAAAGCGTTTCTAATATCATAATGTGGATTTTTAGAGCGCATCACGTTCCAGAACGCCTTTTTGTATTCATCTGAAGCTCTCCCTGTTTTGTTATCAGCACCGGGAACGGCGGGTTTGGCTGTTAGAGGAGTGTTCAGTGGCTTTGATAGCTCACGATCAAGGGCTTCCTGTTTTTCAAGTCGTTCAATTTCCTTACCAAGAGCTACAACATCGGCTTCCATTTTGTCGTAGGTAGCGGTATCTTCAGCGGAAACCATACCGTCCGTACCGCGTTTGGCGTCGAGGAAAGCTTTAGCAGCTTCCCATGCTTTTGCGCGTTTTTCGCGCAGTTCAAGAATTTTACTCATGTGTTTTTCCTCCTCAAAATTTAGTGTTGAAGTAAAGAAAGCCGCTTCTCAAGCCATTCCGCAGGAGTAGCTTTGGCGACATCAATAGGGGTACTGGTTTTCTGTTTTGGCAATTTGGGTTTAACCTTGTCCAGCAAGGAGTTTGTTACAGCCCGACGGCTGAAAGCGAATGTCACATCCTCTGCTTGCACACGCTTTTTCTCATCCTCCAAAATTCCGTCTGCAAACCCAAGTTCTATGGCTTTGTTGGCGTTTAGCCAAGTTTCGGCATCCATAAGGTGGGAGAGTTTTGTTCGTGATTGCCCGGTTTTGATTTCATAGGCATTGATGATGCTTTCCTTCACCTCCGAAAGCATTGCAATGGCTTTCTGCATTTCCTCACTGTCGCCGATTGCGATAGTCAGTGGATTGTGTACCATCATGAGAGCGGTAGGGGCCATTAGCACAGTTGTTCCCGCCATCGCAATAACGCTCGCTGCTGATGCGGCAATACCGTCAATCTTGACTGTGACCTTGCCTTTGTAGTCCATGAGCATGGCATAAATCTGACTTGCGGCAATACAGTCACCGCCCGGAGAGTTGAGCCAAATAACAATGTCACCCTCACCGGCATTCAAATCTGCTTTGAAAGCCTTAGGGGTGACATCATCATCAAACCATGATTCTTCTGCTATCACGCCGTCAAGGTAGAGCGTTCGTGTGCCGGATTCCTCATCCCGCACCCAGTTCCAGAATTTCTTCATTCGGTTTCCTCCAATCTTGTTGTATTTGCGAACGCACCTGCGTCCTGTAATTTGGTCATCGCACCGTTGATAAGGTAGAGATCTCCTCCAAACTCCGCCGGAATGCGATCGAGATTTTCTAGCTCACGGATATCGTTTGCTGACATCCATCCGTTCTGCCTTGCGGTTGCATATCCGCTCATGCGGGAAACATAGTCGCCTCGTAGCAAGCCATCTACATTAAACTTAATGAATACGATCGGCTTTTCGCTTTCCATAAGCAGGGCACGACACATGGACTGCTCCCAGCGCACTACCCACGGATCGAGCGTGTACTTTACAAACTCAAGCGACTGTTGCTCGATGTTGCTGAATGAGGATTTCTCTAAGTCAGCAAGCATATGAGGCGGCACTCTGAAAATACGGGCAATTTCGTTTATCTGAAACTTCCGGGTTTCCAAAAACTGCGCCTGCTCGGGTGAGATGCCTATCGGCTGATACTTCATACCCTCCTCGAGAACAGCCACGCGGTGCGCATTTTGTGAGCCTTGGTAGGCGGAGTTCCAGCTTTCCTTGACCTTTTGCGGGTCCTTTATGGTGCCGGGGTGTTCAAGCACACCGCCCGGTGCTGCTCCGTTTGCGAAAAACTTCGCGCCGTATTCTTCAGTAGCAATAGCAAGTCCCACTGCATTTTTTGCCATAGCTATGGGTGAGTAGCCAATAAGTCCGTCAAAGCCTAAGCCCGGTATATGCAAAACTTCGGACGGCGAGAGATATACCTGGCTCTCATCACCAAGAGTAGGCGCATCGTCACTAGTGCGGGAGTAAAGATAAAACAACCGACCTTTACTGTCGCGGTCAACTGTCATTTTGTTCGGCATGAGAGGATAGAGAGCGATTACCTCACCACGGGCGTTTCGAATTATCTGTGCATAAGCATTGCCCCATAACAAAAGATGACTCATCAGCGTTTCGCGGAACGCAAATGAAGTCATCTCAGGGTTCGGTTCATCATGGAGCAGTTTATATAAAGGGTGCTTTAAATATTTCTCTTTACCGCCCGAATCATTATATCTGTACACGTGAAGCGGCAGCCCCGCCAAGGTTTCAGACAGTATCCTCACACAGGAATAGACCGCTGTCATTTGCATGGCTGTATGTTCGTTAACCGGCTTTCCGGCACTTGTGTTTCCGAAAAAGAAGCTGTAGCGGCTACCTACAAGTGCATTTTTAGGTTTGTCTCGTGCCTTGAATATTCCTTGTAAGATTCCCATAGACATCACTCTCCTTTGCTAAAAAATAAGCAGACCGCGTTTGTCATAGACACTCTCGCCATTGTCGTTTCCGCAACGAATCGCACGGTCGAGTGCCATAATCG